ACCAGGAAATAACGATTTCCCTTCATACAAGACATATGCAGAGGTTCCGTTTTAATGAAAGAGATAGTTCTTACAACACTAGTAGGAATTGGTGTGGGAGGGATATTTAGTCTATTTAGGCTGCCTATCCCTGCTCCTCCAGTATTCTCTGGCCTCATGGGCATATTTGGCCTATGGTTAGGTTATGGACTCGTTCAAAGGATTATGTGATGTTAATATTTTGTTATGGAGTAATGCTAGGATTTGCAGTAGGCTACGGAGTTGGCCTTTTAATGGATAAATGGGATAAGAAGATTAAAAATGACAGAGGATAAAAATACACTAGAGTTAATTAACTCGATTACTGAGTTTAACGATCTTCATGAGTATATGAATGATGCTCAGCTAGACAGAGCTTTGGCTGTTATAGTTAAACTGTTATTGAATCCAGATGTTCCTGCTGCAAAAGCCCCACAACTTATTATTGAGCTTCAGGCTATGTCCACTAAGTTTGCTATGATGGCATCTTATTATTCAACAATAGCAAAAGATAAAGCTGGAACAACAAATAATAACAAGAAGAATATATATTATTCAGCAAAGGAGTCCATAGACAAACTTGTAGATGCACTTAAGTATGTCGTTAGGTATAACTTGTAATGGGTAGAAACATAGTAAAAAATTTAAAGTTCAAGAAGCACACTGGTAAGTTTTTTGACCCAGAGCTTTTTGCATCAATGCTTGATGAGTCATATAAAAATACTAAAAGAGCAGACGGAGAGATGACTAAAAAATCTTTTAGTCCAAGTTCTTTGGGTTATGGTCATGGAACATGCCCAAGGTATTGGTATATGGCTTTTTCAGGAGCTGTCTTTATTGATAATAACGATGCGGTTGCAGTTGCAAATATGGCTCAAGGAACTCAGGCCCATGAAAGACTTCAGAACTTGATTAAAACTATGCCACAATGGAAAGCTGAAGAAGAAGAGATTGTAAACGAGTATCCTCCAATTAGAGGTTTTATTGACCTTATCATGGAGTATGATGGCGAGACAGTAATCGGTGAAATTAAAACGGCTAAGCAAGAAGTGTGGGATACAAGACAGGCTGAAATGAGCCCATCTGCAAACCACCTACTTCAGCTACTGACTTACATGAAGTTGAAAGATGCAAAAGAAGGTTTCTTTCTTTATGAAAACAAGAACACTCAAGAGATATTGATTATTCCAGTATCAATGAATGAGAGAAACAAAAAGATTATTGAGGATACGTTCCTGTGGATGAGGGAAGTCTGGGATAACTTTAAGGACGGTGACTTGCCAATGAAGCCAGAAGGCGCAACAAAAACTAAGATGCCTTGCACGTACTGCCCTATTAAAAAAGAGTGTTATTCGAAGGATACTCCTGTTGGAACGGTGCAAATAGAAAGATTTAAGGTTCCTTCATAATGATATGCGCCAATAAAGATTGTATGAATGGTAAAGAGTTTACTCCAAAAACACATAATCAAAAATATTGCTCAGATGATTGTTGTAGAGTTGCAACAAATAAAAAGATCATGGAGAAGTATTATGAGAAAAAAGCAATTAGATCTGGTCAAAAAAGATACTGCAAATCATGCAAGTCGTCTTTAAGTAGGTATAATACTTTAGACATATGCTCTAAATGTGAAAAAGATAACTCAAAATCTGATAGAAATAAGATATTAAGGATGCTAAATGACTCTGGCGAAATTATCTAGGACAAATGCAAGCAGAGTTCTTGGCATAGATGCATCAACATCATCAGTTGCATTCTGTTTAATTGAAGGAAACACTCCAATCAAATGGGGTAAGATTAATTTAGTAGGCAATGACATATATGAAAAAATATATAATGCTAAGACTAGAGTTTCTATGATGCTTGATGAATTAAAAAGTGATTATATTGCCGTAGAAGGTGCTATACTTGTCAGATCACCAGATGCTGTGATAAAATTATCCTATGTTTATGGTGTTGTCATTGCTGAACTTATGTCTACGGGTGCTTCAGTTATTACTATATCTCCAAGCTCTTGGCAAGCGTATATTGGGAACAAGAATCCTACTAAAGAAGAAAAGGCAGCGATACGCTTAGCCAATCCAGGGTACGCAGACTCTTGGTATAAGAACCAACTACGAAACATGCGTAAGCAAAGAACAGCAGATTATTTTAATAAAAAACATGGATTGAAAATAGAAGATTTTGATGTAGCTGATGCATTCGGCATAGCTTATTACGCTAGAGAGGTTCTAACAAATAAATGACACAAATATGGAATGAGATAAGCGCACAAGAAGAGTTTGTTTTAGAGCTGCTTGAAAATAAAAAGGGCGGATATTATGTTGAGTTGGGAGCCTTTCATTCAAAAAATGGAAGCAATACCCATAAGCTAGAAAATGAATTTGGATGGAAAGGGGTTTCGTTTGAAATAAGAGAAGAGTTTAGAAAAGAGTTTATTGAAAATAGGTCTAATCCATGTATGGGAGATGCCCTTGATTTTAATTATATCTCGTACTTTGAAGAAAATTCATTTCCAAAACAAATAGACTATCTACAGATAGATATTGATTCTGGATACAATCTAGATGGAAGACCAAATGGAAGCGCATACACAAGCCTTCATGGACTACTTGCCGTACCCCTTAACTCTTACAGGTTTACTGTTATAACTTTTGAGCACGATGCCAATATGTACTGGAGAAATATTGCAATGAGAGATGTTCAAAGAGAAATATTTGATTCATTGGGGTACTCACTTGTTGTTAGAACAGAGTCAGAAGATTGGTGGGTAGACCCAAATGTTATCGATCTAGAGTCATACAGAAAGCATTTTAGGTGGGACCATCTGTGAAATTGTACAAAAATAAAGAATGGCTGTACAGGAGATATGTTGTCCAAAAAAAGACTATGGAGAATATAGCACAAGAATGTGGTGTAACAGTTATGACCATATATAGAGCTTTAAAAGAAAAGGGGCTAATAAAATGACACCAAAGCCAGTTTTTGCAGATTCAAAAGAATTTAAGTATGACGATCTTTACTTGCTTACAGTTGGAACGGAAGCTGGAAAAGAAATCCTAAGCACCTGCCTTGATATTGCTCATATGCTTATAAAGAAAAATATTTCATATGGTAACTCTGCGCTTGACCCAGTTCGTATATTTTCTAAGGCGGGACCAAGAGAGCAGCTATATGTCCGAATTGATGATAAATTAAATAGGTTAATTAAGGGTGAAGAATACCCAGGAGATAATGATATTGATGACCTTATTGGGTATTTAATCCTATTAAAGGTTGCCAAGGAATTTGCTATTTCAGTCGACTAGAAGTATAATAAAGTAATATGGAAATTGAGCTAGCTGATCATTTTGATCGCATGAATAAGGTAGTCGAAGAGCTACTTAGGGGAAACAGCCCCACACAAATTGCTACCCTGACTGGCCTTAAGAGGGCAGAAGTCATTGAGTTGATAGATGAGTGGAAGAGTGTTGTACACAACGACACATCGGCCCGTGAACGTGCTAAAGAGGCTATCTCTGGGGCTGATCAACACTATGCAATGCTAATAAAGGAAGCATGGAAAACAGTTGAAGATGCAGATCAAGCGGGTCAACTTAGCGTTAAGTCTGGTGCTCTCAAGTTAATTGCTGATATAGAAGGCAAAAGAATTGGCATGCTTCAGGAAGTTGGTCTACTAGATAACGCTGAAATGGCAGGACAAATAGCAGAGGCGGAAAGAAAGCAAGAAGTCTTAGTTAAGATTCTAAAAGAAGTAACTGCAACGTGCCCTAAGTGTAAAATGGAAGTAGCCAAGCGCTTATCACAAATTACTGGAATTGTTGAACCAATAGAGATTATTGAGGAAGTCAGTGGAATTTAATTTTGATGACCTCATCGATATACTTGACGGAGAAGAGTTTGAAGAAAGACCTGTCGATTTAAGAACGTTTGTAACTGATAAAAACTATTTGGGTCTTCCTGAGTTATCTGAAAATCAATATACTCTTATAGAGAAATCTTCTCAGATATATAAAGAGTCGACTTTGATTAAGCTGTTCGGAGAAAAAGAAGGATCATTAAGATATAAGCAAACATGCAATGAGGTTGTTGCTCAATTAGGTAAGGGTAGCGGAAAAGATTATTGCTCAACTATATCTGTTGCCTATATAGTATATTTACTATTATGCCTTAAGGACCCCGCATCTTATTATGGCAAGCCTCCAGGTGACTCAATTGATATTATTAATATTGCTATTAACGCTCAGCAGGCAAACAATGTATTTTTTAAAGGCTTTAAAAACAGAGTAACACATTCACCATGGTTTGTAGGTAAGTACTTTGAAAAAGCTTCAGAAATAAAATTTGATAAGAATGTTACTGTTTATTCTGGACACTCAGAAAGAGAAGCGTTTGAAGGGTATAACGTTCTTGTAGCCGTACTAGACGAGATCTCTGGCTTTGCATTAGATAGCACAAGCGGTCACGATCAGGCAAAAACTGCAAGTGGTATTTATGATATGTACAGGGCATCTGTAGATTCTCGTTTCCCAGATTACGGCAAGGTAATTCTCCTTTCTTTCCCACGATTTAAGAATGATTATATCCAGCAAAGATATGACGAAATCATTTCAGAAAAAGAAGTTATAGCAAGATCTCATAGATTTAAGTTGGATCCAGATCTTCCAGAGAATACAGTAGGCAACGAGTTTGATATATTCTGGGATGAAGATCAAATTGTGTCTTACAAATATCCAAAGGTTTATGCGATACGTAGGCCTACCTGGGAAGTTAACCCAACCAGAAGTATTGAAGATTTTAAAATTGCATTCTATAGAGATGTAACAGATGCTCTAGGAAGATTTGCTTGCATGCCTCCAGAAGCAATTGATGCTTTCTTTAAATCTCGTGAAAAGATTGAAATGGCATTCAACGATCTATCAATAGCCGTAGATGGATTTGGAAGATTTGAAGACTGGTTCTTGCCAGAAGATGATAAAGATTATTACATACACGTTGACTTAGCTCAAAAACACGACCATTGTGCTGTATCTATGGCTCATATTGAAAAGTTCGTTAGCGTAAAGGTTACTGATACTTACTCTCAGCCAGCGCCAATTGTTAAGGTGGATGCTGTAATGTATTGGACACCTACTTCAGACAAGTCCGTAGACTTTGCGGAGGTTAGAGACTACATACTGTCTCTTAGATCTAGGGGATTTAATATTAGAATATGCACTTTTGATAGATGGAACTCTCACGATATGATGCAGCAGCTAAAACAATATGGAATAAACACTGAAACGCTATCTGTTGCAAAAAAACATTATGATGATATGGCCATGGTTGTTTTAGAGGAAAGAGTAAAAGGCCCTCACATACCTTTACTTATAGATGAATTGCTTGAGTTAAGAATTATGCGGGACAAGGTTGATCACCCAAGAAAAGGATCAAAAGACTTGGCCGATGCTGTTTGCGGCTCAATATATAATGCAATTAGCTTAACAAGAGAAGCGTTTGGTGACATTGAGGTGCATGATTATTCTTCCGTAAAAAAACAATATAGAGATAGCTTAAAGCAAGAAAGTCCAAATTTAATTAAGGCTCCGTCATCAATGCCTAAAGATCTTTCTGAAGCGCTGAGTGGAATGGAGATAGTATGAGTATATACCAAGAAAAAGCTAAAGAGTGTAAGTGTTGCAGTAAACATGTGCCTCTTCCAACAAGGCTAAAAGAATATGATGGAGTTCTAGTTTGCCCAACGACATTTGACAACATCCATGAGTACAAAAGAGTATGGTCTGACATTGGTCACAGGCCACCAGGAAGTATTAGAAAGCATTTTTCAGAATATGTTCAGCAAATAGTTGAGCAATCTATTGACAAAACTGATAATAAAATACTATAATTCAACTAGGCAACAATAGCTTAGTTGGTTAAAGCCCCGAACTCATAATTCGGTAATCGTAGGTTCAAGTCCTACTTGTTGCACAGGAGGAAAAATGTTTGAAGATTATGATGACGAAGAAGATATAATGCTTAAAATTCAGCACTATATCGATATTGGTGCAATTAAAATTGCTGGATTTACAGAGGACGGCGAAGCAATATTTGAATTAAATGAAACTGTTACTTCAGAGCTAGCACCAGATTTGTGGAAGGCTCATGAAGAGTACGTAGAGTCTGAGCTAATAGATCTTGTTAATAGCGAACTGATGCAAGTTGAGTATGATGAAAATCTTCGGGCCACGTATAATTTTACAGAAGAAGGATATCGTATAGCTTTAAGCATGGGTATCATTCCAATAGAAGACATAGAGGAGTTTGGAGATATAGACTTCCGTGAACATTAAAATTCAATACTACATATATATTATTTTTAAAAAGATTAAATCTTTATTTATAAAAAATAAAAATAAGGATAAGTTTATATACTAATGATCATACTCGGTATCAATGAAACATCTCACGACGCATCCAT